AAAAAAAGGGGGACTTTTGGTCCCCCTTTTTCATACCGCATTAGGGAGTTCCGGGTGAACCGAAAATACCACGCGGGTCCGAAAAGCCAAAGCTGTAACGCTCACGAGCCTTGTAACGGACGTTACCCGAATCAAAATCTCCTTCAAAACCAGTCTTCATCGACACACGCTCAAACATCTTCATTCCGTTAGGAGCGTCGGTCTTGATGAAGAACGCGTCCGGATCGGTCAGATAATGGTTAACCGTGTAGCCCTGAGGAATCATGCCCATGTTGTTGATGGCATTGATGTCGTTGTCTGCAGTACCAACACGCAGAGTGGACTTCAGGATACGATCAGCCGTGAACTGGAGCTGTGAGGGGATGATCAACTTCAAGCCTTGAACAGCGATCTTCAAGCCACGCTCGTCAGTGAACGCAGCAATGTCAATCAATGCCTGCTCAAGGGACGTCTCCGACAGGTCGGCCGGGGTGGAGAGCTCATTGCGGAGATCCGGTCCGGATAAGGTCGGGTGGTCAGTTGCGCAGAGGGGCTTGCCGTCACCGCCTGTGGAGGTGGTGAAAGCGCCGTTTAGAACGGAAGCGGCCTTGATCTGCTTGGTTTGGGCCATGGAACGAGCCAGGGCACGGGTATAACGAGCAGCAAGACGGTCGTACAGGTTGTCTTCCACTGCCTCTTCGGTCAGGGAGAAAGCCAATGCGATGGTCTCGTGTGTATACCGAGCCGTGTAGACTTCCTGCGCGGTGTCATACTGCACGCCAGCGCCTTCAGCCTTTACAGGTGCCGAGTCAAACCCAGATTCCATTACTTCCTCTTCAAACGCGCGGTCAGAAGATTCGATGCTGTAAACCTGAGCATGCTCATTCTCGTAGTTCTTGTATTCCAGACCAAACAGGGCGTTTAATCCGGGCTCGAGTTCTTTAACTAGTTGTGCACGTGAAATTGCCATGATTAAACTCCTGCAGTGCCCGTGCCACCTTTGTAGAGGTGGTTATTGGGGATAACGATAAGGTTAGCGTGGGCCGTGAGAACGTCGTCTTCTCCGGATACTGTGGAAACGCCAACAACTTTCCAAGGATAGGTAGCATTGCCAGTTGCGGGAACGCCAACTTGCTGACCAGATTGTCCAGTTGTGGTGCTTCCTGCAGTGCTGGTTACCAGGTCAGAGTTACGTCCAACACAAGTTACTGCTGCAATGCCGGAGCACTGAACCAGGAATTCTGCGTTAGGATCGTCGTTGACCAAAGCAACAATACCGTCTTGTGCGGTGTTTGCAGGGTAGAAGTTTTTAAACGTAGGTTTGCCGCTTGTGGGATCTACGTAAAAACACCCCTGGAAAACCCCAACAATCGGATTGCCAGCCGTAGCAATTGCTAAAAAACCCCCAGACAACGTAACAGCATCGCCTTGAAAAAGGTTAGTGTTGTAGTTGTTGGAAATCTTGTACTGCGTTAAACCTTGGTTATCGTAGTTACTGCCGACTTTGCCGACAGGACGAAAACCAAAGGCTTTATTGGTGTTAGCCATTTTAGTTTTCCTTAAAAAAGTTATTCGTCAGATTTGGGTCCGCCGAAAGTGGTTTTTGACCGTCGTTCTGGGTTGTTAATCCGCATCGACCCGTGGGCGTTGCTTTTTAACAACTCATTATCAACAGCCTTTAATTGGTCCGTTGTTCTGTCCCGATAATATGCACGTCGCTCTTCTGCCGTCTCTTCAGGAATTCTTGCAAGCAACAAGCTTCCCACACCAATTAATCCAGTGTGTCGGCCGTCGTCTACCGAGGTAGATTGGAACTCAGGGTGCTCATCTGCGCGGACAAGCTCATAACCCTCACGGAGTTTTGACGACACATTGCTTCGGTCATCAAACCCATTTGCTTCCTTTCTAATCCAACGGTGCCTGAAGCCTGGAGGCGCAGGAGGCGCATCCAACCTTGAAGGAGGAGCCCATGGTTTACGGCGCGCAGCAGCACTACGTGTTTCACTCGTGCGCGGACTGCGATTTAATTTAGGCACTTCAACTTGATCTACCATGTTCTACTCCTTAACGTATTTGGCATATTCCTCAAGGGGAACACCCAGTTTTTTAGCAATCGCAACCTGGCTCGGTGTGAGCTTTACGGTGCGGCGTGCATTGTTTATTCCGGATGACCGGGAAGCAGGTGCGACAGCTTGCACGGGTCTGTCGCCTCTGGAAGTTTGTTGCATAGGTGCTTTATTACCACTAAATCGATTAGGAAACAAGTCTTTCATGCGGCGATCTAGTTCTTGGTAATAATCCTCGGACTGAGGATCAAAGCTTTCCTGCGTTACTAATTGTAAATGAATTCCACGGGCAGCGTTAGTCATAACGATATCCCGACCAAACCATTCGTTGTCCTCGGCCCACTGTTCGGCCTTTGGATCGACCTGCGGAGCCTGTTGATACTGTGGCTGCGGCGCCTGGTACTGGACTTGCTGAGCTTGTTGAGCTACCCGCTGTTGGCGAAGCTGCTCAGCACTTGAGATCTGACGCTGGTCCAAAAGAACCTGGGTCAAACGTTCTTGGGCCTCAAACTCGGTGTCCGTGTCGCCTTCTTCACGAGCCTTTTTAATGATTTGCTTAAGGGCCACGGCCTGAGTTTCCACCCGAGACTTGGCCTCGCCCAGGCGAGCACTGTCAGTAGCTTGAAACCGCTGCTCAAGCTCGGAAGCCTTTGCCTGTACGCTTCTTGCATATTCGATGGCTGCCTGCTCACGCCTTTGAGACTCCCGCAACTTCGCGGTCATCTTGTCAATACGCTTTTTGACCTTATCGCTGTAGTCTGTAAGCTCATCTTCTGAGCCTTGTTGCGTGGCAGCAGACTCAGGAGCTGCTTGCTCTTCCCTTTCTACAAGAGGAGGTTCCGGTGCTTCGGCAAGTTTTGCCTCCGTCCCATTCTCTCCCTCGGTGAGCTCGACCGTTGCCGGCTGCTCGTCCTCTCCTATCTTAAACTCCAGTTGCTCTTGACTCATACTGCCTCCTTACATGTGAAGAATGTCTTCAGGGTCATTTACCACGCCAATGATTTCGTCGTCGTTTAAAATCCGTATCTCCCCACCATCAATCTGAATGCGAGATCCGGCATAACGGCCAAAGATGATCCAGTCACCCTCCTTGCACCACGGGCCGTTAGGAAACTTCTCCTGGTCGGCGTAGGCAAGGTCTCCCACGCGCAGCACGTAGCCACATGTGGTACCAAGCTGGGTCTTCTTTTGGGTCTCCTCGGCAAGCACAATGCCTCCCTTGGTCTTTTCCGCCCCGCGATAGGGCAGAATGGCAATTCGCCAACCCGTAGGCATGGGGATACGACTGCGGACTTCCTCCTGGATTCTTTCAGGGTCAAACTTCCCCTCCGAATCATAGGCGTCATCCAGAGTCGGGCCGGTTACAGCCGCTTCCTCTTGCCATTTTTGTTCCAACGCAGTCAATGTCATGGTCGCTCCTTTAGGTTAAAAATCGTTTTGTTGAGAACGTTTAAGTAATTCTTTGGTAGCGATCTCACACAACTTTAAGCCTTCCAGACGACCCATCATGAACCTATATCTCTCCATGTCCGAGATGCTCCCGGCGAGGACAATAGCTTCTGAGTCCTGTTGCAGTTTTCTAATTTCTTTTAATACCGCTTCTGCAAATTCAAGCATGGTTTAATATTCCATGAAGTAGCAGACGGTTTTGGCCACCGTCTGAAAGGCGCTTTATCAACAAATTCTAGTTTTTTTGGAGCGGATTACTTTACCCTGTCCCCGTGATGTTACCAGACCGCCCTTGGCATACGTTCCAACGCCAGGGTTGCCCTCTTCAGCCTCATAGGCCCGTGCCTCTGCCGGAACCTCTTCCATCGTCTTGCGGCCCTCTTTGGTCATGTCACGAGCGGCCTTGGCAGAGGTCGTGGAAAAGCGAGAAAGGATGTCCTTCTCACCTGCCATACCTTGCACAGTTTTCTCACGCGCCTTTTCAATCTTGGCGCGCTCTTTTGCAGTAGGTTTACGGTACATGGGCATGTCTAACTCCTAGTAGATTTTGGTTTTCTTCAGGGCGTCCTTACGAAGGACCTCCATAAACGGACCCTGGACTTTGCCACCCTTTTTCATCCCTCGGCTTTTATCGGCCGTTGAGTAGGCAATCGCTGCCGCCTGCTTCACGGCAGCCGCTTTGCTCTTAGGCTTGCTAGTGCCAAGTTTCCCGGTCTTTTTAAAGCTCGAAACCATCTCGCCAATGTTTCCAGAGATGGTCTTTTGACTCGATCCTTTTTTAAGCGGCATTTGGTTTATTCCTTTGTTGGCTGATCTGCGCCACCCGCTCACGCGCTATGTTGGCGCGAAGCTGGGCAATGTTTTCCTGAGAGTTTACCCTAGCCTGGTTGGCTTGTGCAGTCTGCGCGGCCTTTTGAGCGTCTAACTGCAGGCGCTGTTCCGCGATTACATTGTCGCGTTTATTGTCCTCGTCGCGAATCTTTAATTCCTCTGCCTTGAGCGCGACCACTGGATCAGGGCCCTCGCCACCACCTAACTGGGCCTGCAGACTACGAACTTCTTGCATGTACTGAGCAATCTTGAGCGCAACCATACCTTCCTTTTGGATGGCCGAGACCATGTGGTCAGGATCCTTGCCGTACTGCATAAAGAGCTCCGCCTCGACGTCTTCCTCGGCCTTGATACGGACGTGCTGAAGGATGTGCTTTTGCAGTTCCATTGCGGCCATAGGGATAGTTTGAATCAATGGGCTTAGCCCCATCATCAGGTGGCTGGCAATGTGGGCGTCGTGCTGCTGGCCAGCAAAAGCCTTCAAGGTCATTCCGTCCATAACGTCCGCGTTCTCGCTTGCTGGGTCTTTAGGCATCTGGCTATTCTGCGGACGCAAGATACCGTCAATGTCCCGAATGTTTAAGGACGCGTAGACCCTGTAATACGCCTCATACATGTTATGCATTTGAGGCGCGGACTGCGCTAACTGTAATTGCGTCTGTGCCAGCGTAATTCGCTGCGCGGTCGAGAATATGTTCGGGTCTGCCACAGGCAAAACCGCGACCAGGTCATTAAAATCCTTCTTCTTGATGGTACGCTTAGCGCCCGGTACATCATAGGGGTATTCATCAGGTAGGTACTCCGCAAAGCCCTTGGCCAGAAGCTCAAATTCCATCTTCTGCGCATAATGCATGCGCTTGTGGATGGCCGACATGACATTGGAGCCCTTTTCCAAGAGCGCAATGGTCGTTCCGACGGCTGCCTGCTGGTTACCATCACCAACCTGCATGTCCGCGATGCTTGCCAGGCGCTTTCCTGCCTCGACAGTGAACCCTAAGAGCTGAAATAGCGTCTGCGACGGCTCTTTGTACGGCAGCGGCATGAGAGACGACTGAAGTTCCGCGCCTCCCGCGTCGATATCGCGCCATTCGCCAGGCTGGATCGGATTATCGTCGTCCGAGATCCGTGCGCCTTTGGCCTTAAAGCCTGCTGGCAGGTTAGCGAGCGTTCCTGCGTCCAAAAGCTGACGCAATGCAGACGTTGCGGTCTTCGATAGGCCACCAATCAAGTGTACAAAGCCCAAACCGTAGGCGCCTAAGCCCTCTACAAGCACATAATGCACAAAATAATTACGCCGGCAGCACTTTTCGTCGCCCTCGACCCAGTTTCTACGGATTGCAAGCACCCGACCGCTGGTTTCGTCAATCGTTACGACGTAAGGAAGCTTGATTCCAGTGGGCTCGCCCTCATCATCCACGGCTTCAAAGCCCGGAAGGTCCAAATCAACGTGGTATTCAAGCAAAAATATCTCGGAAGGAGAGCCTGTTTCCACAACCCCCGTCTGTTTGTCCACCGAATACGTGATTTGGCTCGCGTCTATCGGGTAATTTTCCGGTTCGATGTCTAAATCTAAGTATTCCCCAGCCACAACACGCTTGCGAAAGTCGTTTGAGTCCATCGGAATACGGTTCGTGATCCGTGGGCACTCGCTCATGACGCTTGAGCCAAAGTACGGGATGAACAAATCGTCCGGCAACACAAGCTTTGAGACCATCCGGCCTACCTGGTTGTCGTAATACACCTTCTTAAACGTCGATCCACCGTACCCGGTATAGAAAAGCAGCTGGTCAAACTCCGGTGTGTACTCCTTCATCACCGTAGTTATCTGGTAATTCATGAAATCCTGGACGCGAGCGGCCTGCTGGGCCTTTTCCAACGTTTCTTTCCCAAGGATCTGCGTACGTACAGGGCCGCTTGCCGGCATTAATTCCTTAAACGCCTGGGCCTGGAACTGGACAATGGCCTCGGTCAGCATCGGATGCACCGCACCAGCGGCGCCCCGGAAGGGTTTGGTGCGCTCTTCAATCTTCAAGCCCAAGAGTTCTAAGCCCTTGGAGTACATCATCTCCCAGTCTTGGCGACTGGACTTGTCTGCCTCGAATAAAGCAGCAAGGTCCAA